TTCAGACTTCGGAGCACGACGCCATGCGAACATAATCGGCTTGGTCTGATCATCAGCAACACTCATAAACACATTATGAACACCGCCGGTGATAGAGGTCGTACCATCCGAGGACGTAGCGACATACAGACGGTTAGAAGTGATGATGTCCCAGCCGTAGAGGCTCATGACAAAACGATTACCGCGAGCCAGACCCTGCTGGAGAATTTCAGCACCGAACGGAGTAGCGTTACTAACGATAGTAACGAGACCATTCAGCGTGGCTTCAACAACCGGATCACAGATAAAGATACGACCTTCAGCAGGAACGTTAGCCTTATCAAACGCGAGACGCATCTGGATCAGATGGGAAAGCTGGAAGATACCATTAGTGGCAGCCGAAACAATCTTGTGCGGACGGGAGTTAATAGAGAACGTACCGTTCGTGGCTGCATAGAATGCACCGATAGTCGAAAGGAACTTGGTCTCAACATTCTCCTGAATAGCACGAGTGCTTTCAGCAGCACGCTCAGCCATCAAACGATCAATGTCTGCACCCTGTTCACGGAGGTCATCAGTGATGTACCAAGCATCACCCTGATATTCCGTAATTTTGAAAATGATTTCACCAGTTTCAATCGGGGTATAGACAAGCGGGGTATCTTCAGAAGCTTCCTGAAGGGCGACCGAACCAACGGTCTTAATGTGCAAAGTATCGCCAGCACCGAAATCCGCGACATTGCGGTAGAACGTACCGGGGAGCAGACCATCATGCAAGTTCAGAAGAATGAACTGAGAATACTGTTCCGACTCGATAAATGCACGGGTATTACTAGTAATCTGCATTTATTTTCCTTATGGAGTTACCTCATATTGCTTGTATACCTTTTCCCTAATCTTACGCATTGCTTCCGTACGGTTAGCATCAGTAGCAAATTTACCACTGAGTAATGAACCGGGCAGTTTAATTTCGTCATTAGGCTGACGGGTAGTGTCAATATGAATTGAAGAAGTAGTGGGTGACGTTGAAGTTACTGGCTGAGATTTCTCGCCAAATAACTCTAACACGAGAGCAGGAGAACGTCCTGCCAGAATACCCAACTCCTGAGTGGTCATGCCAAGCTCTTTAGCTTTAGCAGCTACAGTTTCAGTAGCCTTGTCACCATACTTAGTAGTGAGGGTATCATTAACTTTCGTGAGGTTCGCCTGAGCAGTGGACTGTCGTTCCCTGTCCTCAAGAGTCCGCCGAACAAGTTCGAGGGTAGCTTTCTCATCCAAGCCACTCGGAGGGGTCACCTGCGTAGTGTCGGAAGTATTCTTATTCCTAAGAGTTTCAACCAATTCCTCAACGCTCTTTGAAGTTTCATTGGCCTGCTTCAAGCGGGCAACTTCCTCTGCACGGTCCTTAGCTTCCTGCTCTAGACGAGCAATGTGAGCTTGAGACGCTGCGAGAGCATCAAGAGCGATAGCGGCATTGGCATACTTAGGTTTACCGTCAGGACCAAGGATTGAATTGAGTTTGTCAACTACAGGATCATTCGTGGTCGTAGTAACGGGAGGCACGGTGGTTGCAACGGTCGTTGCGTCGAAAAGATTGGGCTGGTCAGCCATGGAGATTTATATCCTATCCTTCTAGAAGTGAAATGACCAAACGAAGGGCTCTCTTATATCCTTGCAGGTCTGCTTGGAGATAGGCCCAATTCGGGGTCGCATAGTTTTTTGGATCAAGAGACGCTCGCTCAAATTCTTCGAGCTTATCATTGAGCATCTTAGTCAAACGTTTGCGTGTAAGGTGACTTGAAATAAAATCACCTTTCACATCTTTAATTTGTTCTGGTTCTAGTCCTGCTGTCCAAGACTGTTTCATGGTTTTCCTACTGCCGCTTGGGCTTCTTCACGACTGCCACGAGTTATACTGTCGGCAGTGGTCTGTAAGAATTGATTAGGCTGTGGTGTTGCACCCGGAGGTGGAGCACTGACATTAGGAGCCACAGATGGAACAGAGTTCTGTACCTGCTGATCTTCCTGTGCCTGCTGAACCAAAGCTTGAGTTTGCTGAGCTTCAACAACAGCAACATTAGGACTAAAGATTTCGTAACCATTCAGTTTAATGACATCACTCACAAATTGAGAAACAGCAATCGCTGAAGTATGGGGACGAATAAGTTGACCTAACGGGCTATTGAATACACCAACAAGGTTCTGTAAATCCTGCGTCTGCTGAGCAAAGTGCCTAGCACCAACAGGACGAATGATACCAGCAGCAGTAATATCATCTGCTGTAATTTGTTTAAACTGCTGAACACCAAGGTCATCATCAATGACACGAATAGTATCAAGTTCAAACTGATTACGAACAGAGATTTCAAGCTGATCATTCAGATTAGGTTCTACAAGATTAACTTCAAAGTTAACAACCTTCTCAAGGAATATTCTGCCTGCGGCAGAGTTAAGTTGCTGAACTTCAAAAGCAGTCTTTTCACCCGGAGTACGAACGCCCATTGCTTCTTTCGGAGCACCGGCCATCAACTCCATAGTATCCATGATGTGGTCAATCTGATTGTCTGTAGTAATAATAGCGTTGATGTTCTTAGCAACTTCGCTAATACTACCACCTTCATCAAGATGGATTTCACCACCCGGCTTCCAATCAAATTCTTCTACTTCACCAACAATAGCTAGCGGTGGAAGAACGGCCAAGTCCATAGCATCTGCTTTAAGATTTTCCAGATGGTCAATGCGATACTGCATACCAACAAGATTATCAAGAGGCCCCATAGCCCAAAGGTTATTAGGACGCAAACGCCAACCGACATGACGAATAGGAGCACGGCCAGAATACGTTGCAATAGGTTCATCACGGACAACATAACTCCGATCAATGACGGTAACTTGACGATTAACGGATAGTTCACCTGTCACTTGGTTATGGTAATCACCATAGAACTCTAAGATTTCTACGTATTCAGATTGATAGTATTCATACAGGTTTCCAAACCCGTCAACACTATACATTTCAGCTTTCTCGAAGTCTTCCCTACTGATAGCGCCAAGTCTACTAACCATTTCTGCGCGTCTATCAAGGGCTTTCTTCCAGAAGGCCATTTCAGGCTGATCATTACTGAGCTTCATCAATTCGCCAAGTGTCTTAACACTACGAATGATTTTATATGTGTTCTCAAACTTATCAGCCAGAGGATTAAATACAATGTCCTTGGGATCAATTCTAATCGCTACAGGACCAATATAACCGGGGATAATCTTCGCCGGTTGTTTATTATAACGCTGCTCAAAAGCAACTGAAACGAATGCATTACCGTAATCAATATAATCCAACAAGAGTCGGCTTACAACAGTTCGATAATTGCTCTCGCGAGTTTTATTCTCCATGTAGGCTTCGATATTTTTAGCCTTATCATGTGCAGCAGCATCTTTAGTATACGCTTCCCAAGATAACCATTTGTCATTTGGGAATAGGTAACTGAGGTAGTTGGAATGGAGGTTATCTCTAATCTGAGTTAACTTAGGGAGAGTTGTACTATTCTTCCAAGGCAAGGAAGCATTAGTGGTTGTGGTTGTATCAGTAGCAAATATATACTTCTGTAACTCCAACCATTCTGCACGCTTACCAGCACACTGATCATAGTAACTATTCCATAAGTTATGAATGAAAGACGACATTTGATCTTGAGCAAATACTGCTCTTACTTCTGCTACCTTGTCACTCATCTAAAAGGCACTCCACCGAAACGAGTTTGTTTTTGGTTGCCAATGAAAAAATCCTTTATAGCTTCGCTACGAGTAGCAGCAGGCTTAAGAGCAATTGTACAAGCTGACGCTAGAGCGTCTTTGATATCATCATGTGGAGGGTGAGCTAAGACAAGTTCTTCTTCGAGTATCGGTGTGAAACCACCTTCTCGGTGCCACATCTTATAGTCGTCATAACGATACTCAAGAGCAGCAGCAATACGCTGTTCTTTGTTACCTTCAACCTTAGATGGCCTATACTCAACTACGGATAAGGACATTCCTTCCTTCTTCACGTAGTCTTTAATAGCCTCAACAATAGTTATCTGAGCCACCGTGACTTCGGCTTGGAGTTTAGAAAAACGCCAAGTGGAGTGGAGCTTAGCCACTTCCTTAAAGTACTCCAAGATTTTGTTCGTCTTAAAACGACTAATATCCAAGACATAGACGTTATCTTCGTTATCAATGCCAATCACCACAATCGCTGTGAAGTCTGAGTTCTTAGATAGAGAGAATGCAAAGTCCACGGCGGCATATACATTGAGACGCTTTCCGTTGTAAAACCAACGAGAGCCATCTTTAGTAAGAAACTTAGGGTTATAGTATTGGAACT